TACTAACATTATGCTTAAATGGAAATTGAGCGAAAATATGGTTAGGCCAAAATCTGCAAATCAATATGCAAGACCAAATTATATAGCGTGTGCGCCAAGAATGTACAAAGGTTCTGTAGAATCTTTAGTTCGTAGAATGATTCCATTTGCAGATTTAATTCAAATGAGTCACTTAAAAATACAACAAGTAGTTTCAAGAGTAGTTCCTGATGGAGTGTTTATTGATGCTGATGGTTTAAATGAGGTTGACTTAGGTACTGGAGCTGCATATAATCCTGAAGACGCATTACGTTTGTATTTTCAAACAGGTAGTGTTATCGGTAGGAGCTATACTCAAGATGGAGAATTTAACAATGCAAAAGTTCCAATTACTCAGCTAACAGCTTCAAGTGGAGCAGGTAAAATGCAAATGCTTATAGGTAACTATAATCATTACTTAGATATGATAAGAGCTGTAACAGGCTTAAATGAAGCGCGTGATGGATCAAGTCCTGATCCAAATTCTTTAGTAGGGGTTAATAAATTAGCTGCATTAAATTCAAATACAGCTACAAGGCATATATTACAAGCGAGTCTATATATGACAAGAAGTTTGGCTGAATGTTTATCTATAAGAATGGCAGATATATTAGAATATGCTGATTTTAAAGATGAGTTTGCTATGCAGATTGGAAAATATAATTTGCAAATTATTGATGAAATAAAAGATTTGTATTTATATGATTTCGGAATATTTATTGAAATGTCTCCAGATGAAGAGGAGAAGGCTATGCTGGAACAAAACATTCAAATGGCTTTATCTCAGAAGAATATAAGTTTAGAGGACGCGATTGATATCAGAGAGATTCATAATTTAAAAATGGCAAATCAGCTATTAAAATTAAAACGTAAGCAAAAAGAAGAAAGAGAACAGCAAATGCAAATGCAACAGCAAGAGATGCAGTCGCAACAACAAATGCAAGCACAAGAAGCTGCTGCTCAACAACAAATGCAAATAGCTCAAGCCACTTCTGCGGCTAAAATGGAAACAATGACTGCTCAAAATCAAATGCAAATTCAAAAAATGCAAATGGAGGCTCAGTTAAAAACTAAATTAATGGAGGTAGAATTTAACTACCAAATGCAATTACAAGGTGTTGAGCAATCTCAATTAGAAGACAGAGAAAAAAGTAGAGAAACAAATAAAGCTGATAGATTAAATAATCAATCATCTAATCAATCAAGAATGATAGAACAAAGAAAACGTAATCTACCTTCTATTAATTTTGAATCTAATGAAGATAGTTTAGATGGGTTTGATTTTGCGGAATTTAATCCAAGATAAACTACTTAAAATTATAATTAAATTAGTATTAACTTTGTTAAAAATAAAATCAAATGGAATTTAAAGTAAAAGAAGTAACAAAAGAAGAGAAGTCTCGTGTTGAAGTAGAGAATGATTTACTAAAAGCACATGAAGAAAAATTTGACGATTCAGCAAATAAAGAAACTGGAATAGATAAAATTAATTTATCTAATATTAATTCAACCGAAGAAAAAGTTGAAGAAAAAGTTGAAGAAAAAGTTGAAGTAAACACACCGTCAGAGATAAATGACAGAGATGTTCTTTCATATATAAAAGATAGATACGACAAAGATATTGAATCTGTTGATGAATTATTTGCGGAAAAAGAGGCAAATGTAGATTTACCAGATGATGTGTCAGCGTATTTTAAGTACAAGCAAGAAACAGGTCGTGGAATTGAAGACTTTTATAATTTACAAAAGGATTTTGATTCTATGGATGATGATGCTGTACTGGCTAATTACTATTCATCAACTGAAGAAGGTTTAGATGAAATAGATATTCAAGATATTATTGAGGATAAATTCAGTTTTGACGAAGACCTGGATGAACCAAGAGAAATTAAGAAGGTAAAATTAGCTAAAAAACGTGAACTTTCTAAGGCAAAGAAGTTTTTAAATGAACAGAAAGATAAGTACAACATTCCTCTTGAGTCAAGTGGGGGTGCATTATCTGAAGATCAAGAAAAAAACATTAATGCTTATAAAAGTTATATAGAGGAATCTAAAAGTTTAGAAGAGGCAAACGGTAAAAAAGCTAAATTTTTTACAGACAGAACAAATGATGTGTTTAACAGTGATTTCAAAGGTTTTGATTTTAATGTGTCTGATAATAAACTTACTTTTAAACCAGGGACTGCGGAAGAATTAAAAAATGTTCAATCTAATGTTGGTAATTTTATCGGCAAATATTTAGATGAAAGTGGATTAATTAAAGACGCTGTAGGTTATCATAAGGCTTTATCGGTAGCGATGAATCCTGATAAATTTGCTCAATATTTTTATGATCAAGGTGTAGCTAACGCTGTAGATGATGTTTCAAGAAAATCTAAAAACATTAATATGGATCTTAGACAACAATCTCAAACTGTTTCAAAAGATGGAATGAAAATACGCCCTGTGACTACTAATAATCGTAATGAGCATGGAAGAGGACTCAAAATTAGAAGTAGTAAAAATAATTAATTTAAAATAATAAAAAAATGGCAGTAAATTTAACACCAGGATTTGACTTGCAACCAAGTGCGCAGCAAACTCCTTTATCAACAAACTACATAAACAACTTTGATTTCTTAAATCAGTATCTTCCAGATACTTACGAAAAGGAATTTGAGCGTTATGGAAACAGATCAGTAGCATCATTCTTGAGAATGGTAGGAGCTGAAATGCCTTCTAACTCGGATTTAATTAAATGGGCAGAACAAGGTAGATTACACACAAAATATCAAGGATGTACTTCTGCTTCAGCAGCAGGTGCAGTAGATGGTGTTTGGACAGTTCCAGGAGTAGGAGCAGCGCCAGGAGCTGGAGCTAACAATCCTACTAACTTTAATCCACAGTTAAATGCTAATTCAGGTATTTTAGCTACACTTAGAGTTGGACAAACTGTAATGATTTCTGACAATACAGTTGGATCAACATTACAGAATAAAGCAATTATCAAAGTAGCTCCAACTTCAGCAGCTCCAGGAACATTTACTGTAGCTTATTATGAAGCAGGCGGTCAAGCAATGGCAGCAGCAGCAGGATGTGATATTTTTATCTATGGTTCTGAATTTGCAAAAGGTACTAACGGAATGGTTGGTTCTAACGAGTCTGATGACTTTATTTTTGACAACAAGCCAATTATTATCAAAGACAAATATTCTGTTTCTGGTTCTGATATGGCTCAGATTGGTTGGATTGAAGTTACATCTGAAGCAGGTGCAACAGGATACTTATGGTATTTGAAATCTGAACATGATACAAGATTACGTTTTGAAGATTACTTAGAGACAGCAATGGTGGAAGCAGTTCCAGCAGACGCAGCTTCTGGTGCGGCAGATTTCTTACAAGGTGTGGGAGTAGGTGCAGGTGCAGCTAATCTTTCAGGATCTGATGGTATCTTCTACGTGGTAGGAAATAGAGGTAATGTATTCGGTGGTGGAAACCCAGTTGCTTTAGCTCAATTTGACAATGTTATTCAAAGACTTGACAAGCAAGGTTCTATTGAAGAAAATGTAATTTTTGTAAACAGACAATTCTCATTTGATATTGATGATATGTTGGCATCACAAAACTCTTATGGAGCAGGTGGTACTTCTTATGGTTTATTTGACAATGATAAGGATATGGCTTTGAACTTAGGTTTCACAGGATTCCGTAGAGGTTATGACTTTTACAAGTCTGATTGGAAATACTTAAACGATCCTACAATGAGAGGTGGAGTAAATGCAGGAGCAATCAATGGACTTTTAGTTCCAGCTGGTTCAACAACTGTATATGACCAAATCTTAGGAAAGAACGCAAAACGTCCTTTCTTACACGTTCGTTATAGAGCTTCTGAAACTGAAGATAGACGTTACAAAACTTGGATTACTGGTTCTGCTGGTGGTGCAAGAAATAGCGATCTTGATGCAATGGAAGTAAACTTCTTGAGTGAAAGAGCTGTATGTACTTTAGGTGCAAACAACTTCTTCTTATTCCAAGATGCATAGTAAATAGTAGTAATACTTACCCTCGTTATAATGACGAGGGTAATTATTTTTTATAAATCAAATTAAATTATATTATAATGTCAAAACAAAAAGAAAAGTACGAAAACAAAGCCTATAGACTTTCAGGCAACCAGTATCCACTTTCATATATGCTGGCTTCAAGGCATTCAAGTAGATCTCCTTTATTACATTTTGATGAAGAACAAGGTATTAACAGACCTCTTCGTTATGCAAGAAACCAGAGAAGCCCATTTGAGGATGAGCAAGATGGTAATGCAATTTTAGAGCCTATTGTTTTTGAAGATGGTATGTTAATGGTTGAGAAACAAAATCAATCATTACAAAAATTCTTACACTATCATCCAAGTAATGGAATGGTGTTTGAAGAAATAAATAATTCTCGCGATGCGTCTGTTGAATTAGAATACGTTGAAGCGGAGTTAAATGCTCAAATAGAAGCTAAAAAAATAACTACTGATGTAAATAAATTAACTTCAGTATGTAGAGTTTTAATGGGTAATGGTGTAGACAATATGACTATTCCAGAATTAAAAAGAGATATTCTTTTATACGCTAAATCAAGACCAGAAGATTTTATGAATACCATAAATGATCCAATGTTAGAATTAATGGATACAATCCATCAATTTGTAATAGCAGGTTTTATTGCGTTTAGAAATAACAATAAAGATGTTTATTATAATTTACCTAACAATAAAAAGAAAATGCTAACAGTTCCTTACGGAGAAGATCCAAACTATATTGTTGGTTCTTTTTTACAATCAGATGAAGGACTTGAGGTTTATAAACTTTTAAAAAATAAATTAAAGAATAAAAAGTAAAAAATCAACTAACCGAAAAATAGCTACCTTAAAAGGGTGGCTTTTTTTTTGCTATATTTGTACTTTATTAACCCATTAAAAACTTTTTATAAAATGGTAAAATTTCTTAAAATTACGAATGCTCCTATTACTGGTCAATTGATCAGTCTTGATGGAGTAAAAGCGGTTGCTACAGCAACAGCTACGGCAGTAACAGTTACAATCGATTATGTTGATGGAACTACTACTACAATTACAACAGCAGCTCAAGTAGCTCATGATGTTTACAACTCTATATTAGAGAATATAGAAGTAGCATTAGCTACATCTTGGCAGAAGCCTTATTATGAGGTAAGTCTTCCAAAAGCTGTGACAAGTATTCTTAATGCATAACAGCATTAATTAAGAATACAGCAATACAATCATACTTTAATTAATCAAGAGGTTACAAAAAAAAGTAACCTCTTTTTTTTTGCTATCTTTGTAAAAAGAATTAATTATGCCAATAAACGAAGTACGAAACACTGTATTAGCCATAGCAAATAAAAATAATTATGGATATATATCTCCTCAAGATTTTAATTTATATGCTCAACAATCTCAAATGGATATGTTTGAGGATTATTTTTATCAATACAACAATCAAATAGTAAAAGAAAATCAAAGAATTTCAGGTACTGGTTATGCGGATATTACAAAAGGATTAGCAGAGGTTATAGATACTTTTTATGTAAATATTCCTTTATTAAATAATCCTGGGATTATAGGAGCTGCAAGTATTGCACCAAATCTATATACACTACCTTCTGATTATTATTTGATTAATAAGATGTTGGTGTTTACTAAAGTATTGGCTTCAGGAGTAACAACTTCGACCAATGGCGCTGCTACAGCGGTAAACGACACTACAGCGGATTTTATTGCGGCAGGAGTAGCTGTTGGGGATATTGTTTCTGCAATTTCAAATGGAGCGGTTTATAACACCGTAATTTCTACAGTTGTAAACGCAACAAATCTTTTAGTCTTTGCAACAGCAGGTGAAACAGTTTGGGATAATGTAGGAAAAAGTTACAATATATATTCAGCCAATGATATTGTTGAAGCAGAAAGAGTAGCACAAAGTAAAATTACAATGTTAAACAACTCTGTTTTAACAAAACCAAATATAAGCTATCCAGCATACACTCAAAATGCTCTCGTAGCAGAAGCTTTTCCTATTACGATAAATACACCTGGAAGATTTACATCACAGTACATTAGATATCCTTTAGCTCCAAACTGGACTTATGCTGTTTTATTGGCTGGAGAACCTTTGTTTGACGCTTCAGCGGCTGATTATCAAGACTTTGAATTACCTCTTTCTGATGAACCTATGTTAATAGCTAAGATTTGTCAATACGTAGGTCTTGAAATAAGAGAAGCTGATGTAGTTGCTTTTGGGAAGGATATGGAGGTTTCAGATAATCAACAACAACAATAATAATTATGGCATATATAAATGATTTCGCATATTATCAAAATTCAGGTGCTGCTCCAACTGATGCAAACTGGGGTTCTTATCAATTTCTTTCTTTAGCTGATATAGTCAATAATTTTATGTTGATGTATCAAGGTAATCATGAATTAATAAACAACTTAGAACGGTATCAAGTTTTGTTTCATGCTAAAAGAGGAATACAAGAACTAAATTATGATGCAATGAAGGAGATAAAAATTCTTCAATTAGATATTACAGATCAATTACGTTTTGTATTACCTCCAGATTATGTTAACTGGGTTCGTATTTCTCAATTTGTAAATGGAATATTACATCCATTGTCAGAAAACATTCAGACAAATTGGTCTTCTGCATATTTACAAGACAATCAATCAAATGTATTATTTGATCAAGATGGTAATGCATTAAGTCCTCAAGAGTCAGAGTTGAATTTAAATCAAATGTCAGCTACAGCTCCAAGTATATACTTGAACTCCAGTAGTCCTTACAACAACTCTGAAGGATGGTGTATAGATGGTGTATGGTGTTTTAATTACGCTGTAGGCGCGCGTTTTGGTTTAAATACAGAGACTGCAAATTCTAATCCAACATTTACAATAAACAAACAAGCAGGTGTTATTAATTTTAGTAATATTATAGCATCATCTTCTATTGTTTTAGAATATGTTTCGGATGGAATGGAAAATGGAGTAGACACAGATGTTCACGTAAATAAACTCTTTGAGGAATACATTTATGCGTACATTAGATATACTATTTTAAACGGAAGAGTAGGTGTTTCAGAGTACGTTATTAATAGAGCAAGAAAAGACAGATCTTCTTTATTGCGAAATGCAAAAATTAGATTAAGTAATATACACCCTGGCAGACTTTTAATGAACTTGAGAGGTCAGAATAAATGGATAAAATAATATGGCTAAATCAGAAATAGTTACAACTAATTTTACCGCAGGTAGAATGAATAAATCTATCGATGAAAGATTACTTCCTCCTGGGGAGTATATTGATGCTTTAAATGTTCGTTTAGGAGCTACAGAAACTACTGAAATAGGTGCTGTAGAAAACTCCAGAGGTAATGAACAGTTAACTACAATTCAATTTGAAGGTGTCTCGTTGTCATCAACAGCAATATGTATAGGAGCTTATGAGGATGGGATGAGAGAAAACATCTATTGGTTTATACATGACAAAGATTTTCCCTCAAAAGCTGAAGGTATTGATTTAATAGTTTCTTTTAATACTCAAAATCAAGTTGTTCAATATCACGTAGTTTCTACTCAAGTATTAAATTTTGATCCTAAGTTTTTAATAACAGCAGTTGATTTAGTGGATGGAGAATTATTGTTTTTTACAGACGATATAAATCCTCCAAGAATGATTAATATAGGTAGAAATTATCCTAATCCAATTGGTAACACAGATCAGATTGTTGAAGAAGATATATCTGTAATAGTTAAACCTCCTGGTTTTGAGGATGTTGTTGGAGGGAATATTACTTTACCAGCTCCAACTGTTGAACTTGTTACATTACCTGGTAATGAAAATTACTTAAAAGAAAGATTTGTTTGTTTTGCATATAGATATAGATATCAAGATAATCAATATAGCGCTACTTCTTTATTTACAAAACCAGCTTTTGCAGCAAGTACTTTTTCATTTGATCCAAGAAATTATTTAAATGGCGGTATGGTTAATAGGTATAACGGAGCGGTTATAACTTTTAATACTGGTAGTAAGCGTGTTTTAGAAATAGACTTATTATACAAAGAAACAACTTCAAACACTATTTTTGTAATAGAAAGATTCAAAAAAGAAGACTATGGATGGGCCGATGATACGTCTAAAACTTATTCGTTTACAAATAGTAAAATTTATACCACAATAGGTGGAGATGAATTATTAAGACAATACGACAATGTTCCAAGAACAGCAAAAGCTCAAACAGTAATGAGTAATAGATTGTTTTATGGAAACTTTGTTGATGGATATGATTTTAAAAGAAATAGTTCTGAAGGATCAAACATAGCGTTAGATTTTTCAACATCTTATGTTTCAAAAAATGTAGACTTTGTAACTTTGTCTCAGCCAAGCGTTGGAAATGGAGCTTCATATACTCTTTCTGGAACAACTGAAAGTATAGATAATAGTAAAATCACTATTAACTTATCGGAAATTTCTTCTAAGTTAAAACAAGGATCTGTAATAGGTTTTTCTTTTCGTTTTGAACACTCTAAATTAACTGGCACAACAACTACTACTTGTTACGCTGCTAATGAAGAGTTTAAAAACGCAAATTTTGCTATATCAATATCTATTACGTTAGAAGAAAATTACTCTTCTGTTTATGATTTTGCCAGTTCTGCTCAATTTAAAGACGCAATTGGAACAGGTATATTAACAGATGGTAGATTTAAGTCTATACTTTTAGCGGATACAGGAAGCTCTTTAACTGATTTATTTAATAATATTTTAGCTGTTCCTGCTGAAGAATGTGTTTTTATAAAATTTAATAGTAGTATAACTGATGCTACTGCACAGCAAGGATTTGCTTTAACTGCTGTAGTTCCAGGATCTGATACACTTGAGTTGCAGTTAATCGCAATGAACTATCAAAACATAGATGTTACTGATCCAGCAGCACCAATAACAACTAATATTTTTGAATTTTTTAGATTTGTTTCTGGAGAAGTTACTTTTACTTCTGATAATGATACCACAAGTTTACATAGTAATAGAGATTATGAGACAGGTATTGTTTACATGGATGAATATGCGCGAGCTTCTACTGTATTAGTTTCAGAGTATAATACAATATATATTGAACCTGCTAATTCTGTTAGTGTAAATTCAATTTTAGTTCAATTAAGTAGTATAGCTCCTTATTGGGCAAGCAAATATAAGTTTGTTGTCAAACCAAGTTTAGGAACATATGAAACTATATTTACAAATTTCTATTATGTAAGACCAAGTGACAATATGATTTTCTTTAAATTAGAAGGTGATAATGCTAATAAGGTTTCAAAGGGACAGACGTTAATAGTAAAAGCAGATGTAGATGGAGCTTTACCAAGGGTAGAAAAAATTACTGTTTTAGATATAACAGCAGAGGGTACGGATTTCTTAAAGATAGCTGGAGAGGTTGGCTTTGAAGAAATAAGCCAATTGCCTGGTTTATATATGAATGTTAAAAATCAAAATTTTAATGTTGCGATTCCTGATGATTCTGTTATAGATTATGGAGATCAAGTAGCAAATTCTGTAAGACAAGGTTGTAGTCCAGAGGGAAGAAATGTAGGGTATCCTTGTTTTACCACTCAATTTGATTCTGATGGAGTTATTACAGGAACAACACAGTATACTGTTCCAGCTGGTTCAATTATTAAATTAAAATTTAGAGCGCAAAGATCTTCAACTGGTTTTCCAGGTGGAGCTAAAGAATATACTTGGGAATGGGAGCAGCAGTTTGTGGCAAGTAGAGATTTTTTAGATTTAAAAAGATGGTATGATGGAGATAATGTAAATGTAGCATTAGCATCTCCTGGTAATGTAAATGGTTTTGGAGATGACGAAGTAGTCGCTTCTTATGATGCAGGATTTGTAAATGCATCAGTACCTCCACCTCAAAATGAATTTGGGTTTGCCTCAAACCTTCCTTGTGAAGGTTTTAAAGTAAGGTTAGGTTTTGTTCAAGATGTTCCAGGTGACGAAACCTCTCCGTTATACTTTGGTATAAATAGTGGTATACCTGGCGCAAACAGACAATTTGCTTCTCAAAGAAAATCAAGTATATCGGCTGATATTATTGTATTTAGAGCCAACACTTTAATGGTATTTGAATCAGAACCATTAGACGCAAATCCAGATTTATATTATGATGCAAGTCAAATGTTTGATATTGATGCTAATGGAAATCACTTGTCAGGAACAGGAGAGTTTGATCAAAACCAAACTTCTACACAAGATGCTGTTATTGGGTTAGATTTCGCAGATGTTTATACGTTTGGTAATGGTGTTGAAAGTTATAAGATAAAAGATCAATTAGCAGCTAAGAGTTTTCAGTTAGGCGAAAGGGTTTTAGCTGTATCTAATCAAGACTATAAAGAAACGGATAGATTTGAGGGAATGACTTATAGTGGAGTTTATAGTAGTAATAGTGGAACAAATAACTTAAATGAATTTAATTTAGGCTTAGTAAACTTTAAAGATTTAGAAACTTCTTATGGGCCTATTCAAAAAATGCACGCAAGAAAAACTGATATATTAGTTTTACAAGAAGATAAAATATCATATGTTTTAGCAAGCAAAAATTTATTGACTGATTCTACAGGAGGCGGTGTTGTTACATCTGTCCCTCAAGTCTTAGGAACTCAAATAGCTCGTATAGAAGAGTATGGTATTAGTTTTAATCCAGAAAGCTTTATAACTCATGGGTTTGATACTTACTTTACAGATTCAAAAAGAGGAGCTGTATTATTGCTGTCAGGAAACGCACAAGGAGGTCAAGGAGAAAGTTTGACTGTTATTTCCGATTCTGGAATGAGATCTTTTTTTAGAGATGAATTTTATAACAATTTAAATAATCAAAAATTAGGAGCATTTGATCCTTATATGGATGAGTATGTGTTGGCTATGAATCAAATACCAGTGCCTATTCCCCCTCAAGTAATACCATGTGGTACATCTATAAATAGAAGCGGTCTACCAGTTGGTACAGCTTTTCCTTCTACAGTAAATTTTGGAAATGTAATCGGAGATGTTTTAATTGGCTATAATGTAACTTCAGGAAGTATTACAATATCAGTATTATGGAACGGAACTACATTTACAAGTGGCACTTTAACTGGTTCAGGATCATACTCTTGGAGTAAGTCTTTAAATACACCAACTAATGCAGTTGTAACTGTTAATTCTATTGGTTCATCATCAAGTTTTATTATAGATTATAATTGCCCTACTCAAGTAAATATTACTGTTGTGAAGGTGGTTATGAACTCAAATGTTGATGCTAATAAATATATTCATAATGAATATTTCTGGGAAAACTCTACGAATATAAGTCCTGTAGATAGTGATTTGAATCAATTTGGTAATTCGCATTTAATAGCGTCTACCTATGATCCTCAAGTTGGAATTAGATCTTTAGGGGTGTTTCCACTTGATGGAGTAGATTTAACTCTTAGATCTAATAAAATAAATTTTGACGATTATGATTGGGGTTATCCTAACGATAATTTTAAATATCTTTCAAGCAATACTTTGTATCAAAACAATCAGACTGATATAGCGTCTTTATTGACTGCATCAACCACTATACCAAACAGTAGCGTTGTTAGTCCATCTGAAGGGTTGTATCAAGCTACATTGACCGCATTGTCAATTCCTTTAAGTAATCAATATTTATATTTGATATACGACTATAGAACGACATCGTGTCAACAGTTTTGTTACGATGCAACTTCTGCTGATAATGCTTGTTGCGAATGCGTTGTTAATTGTGTTGCTTTTTTAGCAAGTACAAGTCAAGAGGTTTCGGATGTATGTAATCAACCATTGTCTCAAACATATTATCACACTGGATCAGGAACATATCCTGGTTTAAATGATTTTGTTTATTCTTCTTCTATTTGTACCAGTAGTCAAGCAGTGCCTTTAACAGCAGGTTATTATAAATCAGAAGCTACTAAATATATTAGAGTTACATCAAATGGATTAGTAATAGAATTAGTAACTTGTCCTTAAATAAATAAAATATGGCAACATTAGGAACATTTTGTTTCGATGGCGTAAATTTTTCGTCAGCAACATCTTTATACACAGACTCTACATTAAGCACTTTAGCTAATGATGGTTATTATGGTCAAGGATTAATAGTAAGGCAACAATTAAATGGCGTACTACTTAACGCTCAACCATGCAGCGCTTGTTTAGTTCCATGTGGATCAGGACTTTCTGCATCTATCGGTAATCAAAATGGAGTTTTTGATGCTAATATTGATTTAGCAA